AATGGAGTCAATGCTCCTCGTGCCGTAGAAATCTTCCATGCCAACTTTGCCGCAAACTTTTCATTGCCTAGTGCGTTCAGTCCTGCAAAAACATTTAAAATTTGTTCGTTACGTAACTTCATACTTCCTCCTTGTTTTCTATAAATAGTTGTTATAATTCAAACATTCCACGTTCTATGTTCCACAAATACCACGGTTGTAATATCGGATCATTTGTGCACATTACCCCAAAACTTTGTTTTGTTAATACATCAATATTTTCGCATTTTTGTAATATGTTATCAAGACTAATAGTTTTTATAATCCTACCCTGAACTATTATGGTTGGCATTTCTGACAATACTTGATCATCCGGCAACGTATGATGTCCAAATGTATATTGTTCCTGAATATTGGGTAGTTCTTCACCTAGACAATTTGCTAAATAATTTTGTAACCAAGTTCGTTTTTCGTCAATTGTCATGTTAGAGAGGCTCCTACTAGAGTATAATGAATGGTGTTACTAAAATATCCAATTGTAACATAATTAGCATTACTTATTGCACTAAACGGCGTTGAACTAGGATTATAAAGAGCAACACCAGAAGACCGGTATACAGTCACCCCTGCCTCAGAAAACTGAAGCAGATTTATTGCACTCATTTCAGTGCCACCTTGATACCCATAAATCCAAGGAACGTTTCTGGAAGATATAGTAAAGTAGCCAAAAGTAGCTATGTTTATATTACCTCTCTTAAATGTATATACCGTTCCGGAAGAGGGTTGAATAGTAGTATTAGCGGTAACCGCTCCGTCTAAAAATACATCCGTTACTGCCATATGTGTAACTCCTTATTAAAATACATTAGAATATGCCCATTGATTTGATGGTCCACCAGAACCAGCACTCCAACTCAACGTGCCGCTGCCGTTATTGGTCAATACGGCGTTTGCACTTCCGTGTCCAGAGGGCCAGGTATAGGTCAGTCCATTTATATATATGTATCTCACGGTCAAATCACCGTTTCCATTACGTAATGCTATAGTATTTCCCGTTGCGGCAGTTGCGGAATTATATCCATCCAATAAATCAGCATCCAATCCAGAACCAGCACCGTCGTTACCAGCATGCCATACGGTATTAGAATTAACCGTCAGTGAAGAAAAATTAGTTTGTGATGTAGTTGTTGCATTTCCAGCAATATTCATGGTTTGACCGCTGATAAATGCGGCAACCTTTGCTGCTGTTGCAGATCGGAAGTAATTGTCTCCAAATTTTGCCATAATATACGTGATCGTGCCAGCACTTACATCGTCTGATGAATTATAGTAACTAGCAAATCCATAATTCATTGATAAATGTCCAGAACCATCACGTAGTGCTATCGTATTTGCCGTTGCAGCAGTTGCAGAACTATATCCATCTAATAAATCCGCGTCTAATCCAGACCCAGCACCGTCATTGCCAGCATGCCATACCGTGTTTCCGTTTGCTGTGTATGATGATGCGGAAACTGCTCCTTGCACGTGAAGACGTGCTCCTGGGCTTATGGTTCCAATACCGACGTTACCCGAACTTCCACTTTGAATGACCATCGTTGGAGATAAATAATCTTGTCCGATGTAGTAATAAGTTAACGCATTTACTCCACCGTAAAACCCAAACCCACCACGGTCAGTTCCGGAAGAACCCTTTATATGATGTCCAAATGCCCAACCACCGGTATCACCTTGAGAATATATCATTCCTCCAGTTTCTATTACCGTTGGTCTACTTCCACCATCTGCAAGTCGCACTCCTCCATTTACATCTAGTTTATATGATGGGGCGGTTGTACCGATACCAACATTACCAGAAGAATTAATAAACATGAATACCGTTTCAACTGCATCGGCCTTATTGATAACACGGAATCCCCGATTGTTGCCGTCACTGAATGCACCTAAGATATCGGTAAAATATTGTCCCGACGACTTGTTAGAAACGCGGAAGCCCCAGTTCACATCACTTTCGGCGGTAATTGCCCAGTTATATTGATTATTGTTGGCTGCTCCTGTTCCCGTCATTCCGATAACTTTTGCGGTGCTATGGGTTTCTGTTCCACCGGAGATGGACAGTTTACCGGCAGGGGACGTGGTTCCTATACCGACATTACCATTACTGAATATGAAATTTGCATATCCCGTTCCCGATCCATATGTGCTATTAAATGTAAGAAGTTGTGATGTAGCTGTAGCTGTATGTGATATAAATGCTCGTGGGCTATACGTGCCGTCATTGGAAAAAAACTCAATTCCCCTACTATCTGCTAGTGTGGTGTTACTAACAAATATACCATTTGTTATGGTTGTAGCGGATGCTCCCGCACCAACTCTCAAATTGCCACGAACATCCAATGTATCAGCAGGGCTTGTTGTGATTATACCTACTCGATTATTCGTTGCATCTACATACAATGTATTTGTATCAATTGTTAGTCCAGCAAAACTTGGACTGTTGCCTGTTCCTACATTCTGATTAATCGTATAGGCGGTAATGTTTGCTGCATTTCCACTAATATTTCCGGAAACTTTACTTCCTGCCAATGATGTAATCCAACTTGGATCTGCATAACTGCCATTTGACAAAATGACATCCGCATATGATGAGTAGGCTGTTCCAGAACCAAATGATTGTTGATAGATACGCATGGCAATGCTGCTTTTGCTGAACATCACTAAGTTATCGTTCCCACCACTGCTATCCGTATAACTTCGCAAGTGGAGGTAATCTGCATATGGACTTGTATTATTATTCGCAAATGAGGTGAAGCCGAATTGTAAATATCCTGCCGTTACTTCACTTGGAGAAATAATTCGGTCGTCGTAACGAAGCAGTTGTCCCGTTGTTCCTGTTACAATCCCCGCCGATGCTGCGCTGCCGTCAATGTTAACACCCGTTAACGTTTGTCCCGCAGAGCTTCTGTTTAATGCAATTGCTGTTGTGCCAATGTATACCGTAGAGTTACCCAATACGGATGACGGGATTGTGCCACTTAAGTTTCCAGCGGTCGTGTAATATGATCCGTGATTGCCGTCTAATAAATCGGCATCCAATCCAGAACTTGCACCATCATTGTTACTACCCCATACAACCGATGCGGCACGACTTTGTTCAACAGTATCAAAGCTTGTTACTGGAGATATTTCCCATCCAGTCGCCCATGCTGGGTCATAGCCACTATATCCTACCTGCACATCCGTAACATATACTTGCGGGTATGCCCATGATGAATTCGTTTCACCAATCCAGATACAATCACTTGTTCCATCGTATCCAAAACGAATTGTATATGCGCTAGATATGGCGTCATTTATTTGTGTGGCAAAAATATTATACCAATTACCACCTGCATAATTGTATCCACCGATATAAAATGTATGCGATGTTCCTGTGCTATATTGATAAATTTGCACAGTCATGCGCATCATGGTAGACGAATTATTTTTTGCCGTTGGCAATTTAATTTTCCATGCACCAGTGACCGTGCTAGTAGATGTTACATAATATCCACCACCTGGATTGACAATACGTCCGGTATTTGCACTACCGGTATCCGTTGAATAAATTCCAGCAAATGATCCAACCCCACCTGCACTAATTGATGCCACATTTGATGAGCCTTGGCGTTTAAATATCCATCCACGAGTTGAATCAGGATTCATCATGAAATACGTTGCCCAATCACCAGTGACCGGTCCATGAGTGCCATAGGTTCCTGTTCCTTGGAACATCAATCCATATGTAACTGTTGATTGTGCACCACCATACAATGATATACCATGACCAGTATTACTTAATCCTGATGGGTTGACTCCAAAATAATGTGCGGTGGAAGAACCACTAACGTCTAGTTTAGCCGATGGAGCGGACGTTGTAAGACCTACGTTGCCGTTTGAATCAACAACTAACGCGGATGTGTTTAGTGTTCCGCCGGATGTGCGCGTTTGTAGGGCAATATTACCACCACTTTCAGTGTTTGTTAGTAATACATAATTACCGTTCGCTGAACCGGCTATTGTTAATCCCCACTGTAAATATACACGAACCGTTCCTGCTTCATGAAATTCTACGTATCCACCCGTTGACGTGCCATTAAATATGGTATTCGTAAAATTAGTTGTATCGGATACAACCAGCTTTGCACTGGGACTTGTTGTTCCAATCCCAAGACCCGTAGTAGTCAATGCCATATTGGCCGTCATAGATACAGAACTATCAATTGCTACTGTTTGTGAACCTCCACCATACCATGTATGATTTGGACCAGAAATTGTATAGGCTCCACGAGATACGGTAATTCCTGTAGAACTGAGAAATGCGCCTGCTGCACTCGTTGATGGTTTGACCGCATACCCCAATACTGGTCCGCCATTGGAATATTCACTACCAAATACCGTGATTGCCCCGTTACTATAATATCCTTGAAGGATTACTGGACCACCCGTTGATCCAATCGTTCCAGCAACAATTTTTCCAGAACGAACATCAAGTTTTGCGCTATCATGAACGGTCGATGTGCCAATACCAACATTTCCAGAACTATCAATGATCATTTCAATATTACCCGCAGAATCTTTAAAATTCATTGCGGTAGACGCATTTAATTTTCTAATATCCGTATTTGTCCAGAACGTTGATGCAATTACTCCGGTGGTTGTTTGTATATTGCCAACCACATATAATGGTGTAGTTGGACTTGTCGTTCCAATACCAACATTTCCCGACCCACTAATAACCATTGCCACCGAACCGTTGGTATAAAAATACATGCTTTTGTCAGAATTAAAATTAATAATTCTACCGACAAAATCTGTTCCTGTGTCATTAGAAAAATCTATATGACCGCCATTTGAACCATTTAACTGGAGAACGCCGTAGCCATTGGCCTGACCAAGCATTGCTCCGGACGCAACAGGTGCCCCATTGGTAATTGTTCCAGCAACATGTAACGGGGCAGCAGGACTTGTGGTTCCTATACCAACGTTGCCCGTTTGTGCTTGAATCATCATGCGGGAGGTCATTGTTCCGTTGATATTCTGACGGAAGTATATATCCCCATACACTTGTCCACTTGACGTTGGGTAGGTATTATCAACATATGCGGTTGCATTGCTTGGATAATATCTGAGTGTCATTCCGTGCGAATCAGATCCTGCATATGATAATTTTAATTCTGCGTTATTACCACCTGCGCCAGTATCAACACGAATGACAGGAACTGCGGTAGATGAATAAACATGGAGTAATGAACTAGGAGATGTGGTATTAATACCAACATATCCACTATTATCAATTCTAACTCGCTCGGTTCCATTGTTTGTTGTAAACGTCAACCATCCACCGGTATCACTACTTCCTCGGTAGAATTTTATAGACGCATTTTCCGTAGTATTATAATATAATCCTTTTGTAAATACAACACTATTGCTTGAAACACTACCGTGATTATACGTTCGTAATTTAAATCCAGTTTCCCCGCCGTTTACTAGATCAAAAATATAATTTGATGCAGCTACCTGCACTGCAAGAGATGCTGATGGAATCGTGGTGCCAATGCCGAAATTACCAGAGGAATTAAATCTAGCTGCTTCTGCACCGTCTCTACTAAAAATTAAATTGTAAGAACCATTATATCGTATAACGCCGTCATTATTAGTAGCACCGGAACTTAATGTAGCACCATATCCAGCAAATAACGAAGCAATTGATCCATTATACCACGTAGTGTATGCACCTCCGGTATTACTTGATTGAAATCTGGATAGTTCTTGTGCAGATGAAGATACATGTAGTCTAGCCGATGGACTTGATGTGCCGATGCCGACATTTCCCGAACCGTTAATTGTTACGTGTCTGGTTATTTGTGTTCCATCAGAACTTACACCAAATGTTAATACACCATTCCACGTTTTGGTAAAATTAAACTCCCAACTACTAATTTCAGAAAAATCATTAGATGTTAAAAATAAATTATGTCCATTACTCCCATTGTTATAGTAACCATTCCATCCTTGTAATAATCTGGTTGGGAGTGATGCCGCACTTGATACGTTGTCAATACCTAAATGTATTAATCCCGTATTAGTAGTTGTTGATTTTAGGTGTAGTGGATATGATGGCGTTGTTCCAATACCAATATTATTACTGGCTTGATATATAGCACTAGAACTTTGTGCAGTTGCGCTAGTCCAGAGTGGAATGTAGCTTGTAGTGCCGCCAGTTAGTCCGTTATTAGCCGTAACAGCATTTGATGCCCAGCTACTGGTGCCGAATAGAGAGCCGGTAAAAGAACTTGCCGAAACGTTACCTTGGATGTGAAGTTTTGCACCAGGACTTGTGGTGCCGATACCAACGTTACCAGTTGCTGTAAATACTGCGGTCGGTGTACTAAATGTGGTTCCACCAACTGCAGTAGATGGTGTAATTTCAAATGCTGAATTTACATTTTGTTGTGCCCCCAACATCCAATTATAATGCGTGGTTGCAATTGGTGACACAATACGAATACCACTATTGCCGTCTGATCCAACAGTACTACTATTGAATAACGATAATCCACCCGATACGTGCAATTTATATTGTGGGGCGTTAGTTCCAATACCAACGTTGCCGGTATTAGTGATAATTATTACACCAGTTGGTTCTGTTCCACCATTACCTCCAATGTGAAACGAACTATCCGTTTTAGTGCTAATCCAGAAAGCCGAACTGCCTCCCGACTGAACAATTATATTTCCCGATGTGCCAGATGCTCCGTGTATATAACTTCCACTGGATTTGACTGTTCCTGCAACATCTAATTTGTATGATGGACTTGTAGTGCCGATACCCACATTACCAGAAGACGATATGAATATTCCCGTCTGTGCACTGTTTGGTTGTAAGATCATGGATCCCGCATTGGGACCACGAACTATTAATGTAGTTCCATCACTATATCCAGCAGTCCACGATATAAGAGAATTTGTTCCTGCTCCAAAGTATAATGTATCTGCATAATAACTTGTGCCATTTACGTCTAGTTTATATGATGGGCTTGATGTCCCAATCCCAACATTGCCACCAATTGTTGCAGACGATCCAGATATTAAACCAGCAAATATTGACATTACCTTATCTCCTCAAGAACGATCTTAAACTTCCGTCCCGATTTATTATTAATAATAAATAGGTGGTCATGGCCTTCTTGGATCGTCCAGTTACCTGTCGTTCCATCAATATTATTTCCCGACGATCCTTCATTAGATAGATTTAAGTCACCAGTATACAAGTTTGCCCAACGTTTAGTAGATGAACCAAGATCAAACGCATTGTCAGCATTCGGGAATATACTACCCGATACATCAAGTTTTGCTGCGGGACTCGTGGTGCCGATACCAATGTTATTACTACTCTGATATATCACACTGGAACTTTGTGCAGTTGCACTGGTCCACAGTGGAATGTAGTTTGTTGTGCCTCCCGATAAACTACCTGGTCCTGTAAATGAGCCACTAAACGATCCAGTAAATGAACTTGCAGAAATATTTCCTTGAACGTGGAGTGTTGCTCCAGGTAATGTGGTTCCAATACCAATGTTACCTGAACCACTAACTGTTAAGATGGAGGCAGATGTGTGAGTAGAAATTTGTAATGCAACGTTACTTGAATGATCAATAATGTGTAGTGCCGCACTACTTGTGGTTGCAGCACCAGATGTATTGTTTGGTCTAAGAATACGGACAACCGGTGTTCCTGTTGCAGTTGGTGATGATGCGGCTTGCTCAAATATACCAAGTATTTTATTATTTGTTGTGGTATAGGAGTGTATTCGTGCAGCTTGAGCTGTTATACCAATTCCCAAATCACCGGAACTATTAAGAACCATATAATAAGTTCCACCACCACGATTGCGC